ACAACATTCACAATGCAAGTTGGCGATGCTGGTGGTTATACTGGCGCACATACATTCGTAAGCGCGCTTGCTGATTCAATTAGACCTTCAGTTGCGCCTGCGGTTGCGAAGGAAGCAGTCAGCCTATTTAATGCAATAGGTGATATCGTACTTGAAGATAACTTTGTAGAAACATTTACTAACGCAGGTTACGGAACTGGAATTCCAGAAATAAAAGAACCGGCTCTTGTTGGTACTGGTTATGATAATGCAATTAATGAAATGTACGAATCAATTTCTGGCAACACTGCTAAATATCAACGAGAAATCATTGACTTCATTCGTGAAGAATACAATGGTCTTGGATTTGATACTGATCTTTGCTACCGTGATACTGGTTTGGTTATCGATGCAATTACAGAAGATATGGAATATGGTGGCGATGCTGCTACAGCAAATGCTGCCCAGTATTACTTCAATAACGCGGTAAATATTCTGCCATACGAACAAAGAGAGCCTACTAGACTGGCATTCGAGCATCTAGCAACCGTATCTGAAGACGTTGTTCAAGGTAACACGGTGACACCTACCACAGGAAATACAACCTCTCAGATTACGGCTGGTAACACCACTGGATCTGCTGCAGCTACAAGAGCAAAAGGATTGTTTAATGTTGTATCTGACGTGGTTGACAACAGACTAATTATTCCAGGCTACGAAGGTTCGCTTGATATTACTCAACAAACACCTGAAGCGCTGCCTGCGGTTGATGTTGATACAAAACCGGCTATTGCTCCAAGCAGAACATTCGCTCGTAAGTCACTGCAAATGAATAAAAAGTTTATTCAAGATGAAGTCGTGGCCTACATCAATGATGCTTATCCGACATTAACATACAATCAAGAAAAATGTCGCCGTGATACAGGATACATGGTTGACGCAATTTCGCATGATATTCAATATGGTGGCAATGCTGCTATGTGGAACTCAGCACAAATCTACTTTGTTAACATGACTAACTTGCTACCATTGGATCAAAGAGATGCAACAAGAGAGGCATTCACTAGAATGTCTGAAGTAATCCATCACGTTATTCGTAACGAAGCGGTTATAGCATCTCCTGGCAATACGGCAACACAAGATATGTCAAACCTAACGGCAAGAAGAGCTATTGCCATGGAAGCTAAAGAGCTTGGCATGATGGTTGCAAATATTGCTGACGATAACAATCCTGATAACTTACCATCTCGTATTGAACCACATACCGGCTGGATGCCAGAAATGGTTAAAGATCAAAAAGATCTTGTTGATGACGAGCTTGAAACTCTAGTAACAAACATGATTAACTTCATATCTTCTGAGTACAATGGTATTAGTTATCCTAAAGAAAAGTGCCGCAGAGATGTTGGTATTATCGTTGATGCACTATCGCACGATGTACAATATCAAACAAACTACGCAACTAGACTTTCTGCTATTATGTACTTCGATAATGCAACAAGTGTACTACCATTCGATCAAAGAACTCAAACAGCTGACTTCTATGTAGAAATGGCTAATCTTGTAGATGATGTAGTACAAGAACTTGCATCAGGACAAGATACTTCCGGTGCACCAGCAACAGCAGTTGAGGGTGAATGGGTAGCAGACATGCTAAGAGTTATTGAAGAAGCAATTCGTAGAGATAGTCTTGACACATTACCTGCACTCATTGAGCCTGATACTTCTTGGGTTGACGCCTCTAAAGTTTGGGCTGGAAACGAAATTGACTCTAACTTAAACGATCTTGCCGATGACGTTACTGACTTTATTGCTGACAACTTTACAATTGTAGATTACTCTAAAGCAAAATGTCGCAGAGACTCAGGTTATATCCTAGACGCTATGAGCTGGGATCTTAACTATGGCGGTAACCTTGCTTCAAGATGGAACGCGGACTTCTACTTCTGGAACAATGTATTACGCATCCCAGAAAACACAAGAGAAGCTACAGCTAAATCTTATCGCAAACTAGGCGAAATTGTAAGTAAAATTGTAACAGGCTCTTACCCAAACCAGTTAATGAGACCAGAAACTGGTGCAGAAGATCAATCAACGCAAGCATATGATCTTGGCATGATTTTCTATAACGCTCTATTCTACAACACACCACAAGCACTGGGTCCAACAATTGCTCCAGATTTTGCTTGGGAAGAAGATAAGAAATTTAATTTTGCTAAGGAAATTCTTGGTAATAACAAAACTAAACTCCAGCGCGAAGTTCAGAGATTTATTACATCTGAATACAAATTTATTGACCTTCCAAAAACTTATCGCGATGCTGGTAACCTACTTAAAATCATTTCTAACGACTTTAGGTACATTGATCCAGCTCTTGGCTTTGAAGGTTCTGATAAAGCAACTAGATCGTTTGTCGGAGCATTGTTTAATATTGATGCACAGCATGTGTTCCCAGTATTTAACCCGCCGGCTACATTTGCCGATTGGCGCAAGCTGCAGTTCAAAGGAACTGTCGAAAATGCTGCAGCTAGAAACGCGCTAGAAAATACTAAGCGCTGGGATGCTTATATTATTCCAATAAATAACAATGGAAATCGTTATAAAGGTGAAATCTTCTACTGGTCTGGTACAGCATGGGCGTCAGCCGGAAACAACAACACAGATCTACTAGATTCGTTTGTTGGTGCTTGGGAGCGCATTAGAGATTACATAAATAATAACATCGCAACTGAACTAGTACAGAGAACTATGGTAACAGAACTAATTGACAACGTGCTCATTGAAAGCGTAATAAGACCAGATTTCTTAACGTTTGGATCTCTTGTTGAATCTATCGCTCACCAGTTTAATGGTGCATCAGCAGGTGTTAACAGAAACGCCCTACCATTGAACTTCAGAAACGTTGGTGCTGCTATTGGTGCTAATGCTTCGGTACTATCAGAAAATGGTGGACGAATTAGATGGTCAGGTTCTGACGAATTAAACAACCAATACTTCGCAAGAGGTCTAAGAATTAATGGTAGAACAGGTCGTATCGAAGGCCGTCCATTTACATCATCCGTAAGAAAACTTGCTAGAAGAGCATCAAACAGTAGGGCATCACTATAATGGCAAATAATGATATTATCACAATAACAACGTCTCAGGCGCCCGACGCAAAACCGGTAGCTAAATCCTTTACGTTAACTCAGAATTGGCAAACAATGATTGAGGTACCAAACTATGAGGTACCAGAATTAGTATTCGGTGGATCAACAACAGTAGAACCAGGTGTAGGCGAAGTTATTTCGCCTCTCATGCTTTGTAACTTTACTGCAAACACCGTTGCGGTTGACGTTAGGACACACCGATATGACGTTAACGATGAATTTTGGATTGTAAGAAATTTGCAAGTTCCTGGATATGATACAATTCCGCTCCCGCTTAACGGTCAATTTTTTAAATCTGGCGATTTACTAGAATTAAAAGCTGATACAGATTTATCCGTTGATGCTACACTATCGTTTACTCTTGGACAATCTGAAGAGGATGATGTATAATGGCTTTTCGTTCACTAAGTGGTAGTAAAATAATTGGTCAAGGTGCGCCGCAGGCAGTACCTATCCAGTTAGATCCATCTCCATACACTGGAGCCATTGCATATGGTTCTGATGGTCTCATATATGTTTCGAACGGAACGGCGTGGACTGCAATTGGTACTGGCGCAGCTGGCGTTCAAGGTACAACAGGTATTCAAGGTGATGAAGGGGCTCAAGGTTTACAAGGTAATTACGGTCCAGGATTTACCATTGTAGGTGAAACCGGTGACGGAAACACTTCCGTTCTTGAAACAGAATTTCCTGGATCAAGTGTCGGCGATGGTGTTATCGATCAGTCAGATGATACTTTGTGGATTTACGTCGGTGGATCAGAGCTTTGGCTAAACATTGGATCTTTTAGAGGTATTCAGGGTTTACAGGGTAATGATGGTGCTCAAGGTTTTCAGGGCACAATTGGTGAAGAAGGTATTCAGGGTTCTCGTGGTTTCCGCGGTAATCAAGGCGTACAAGGTTTTATTGGTGTTCAAGGTTACACAGGTATCCAAGGTGTTCAAGGTATTATTGGTGCCCAAGGTATCCAAGGTGATAGAGGTCTTCAAGGCTACACAGGTATCCAAGGCGATACAGGATTTCAAGGTACACAAGGTCCGCAGTCTGCTCAAGGTACAACAGGTATCCAAGGTGACGTAGGACTTCAAGGTTATACGGGCAATTATGGTGGTATTTCTTTTGAGTACGTGTTTAGCACAGATGTTACAGCAGTTGATCCCGGTACTAACAATTTGCGGTATAGCAACACAGCGTTTTCAAGTACTACAGAAATTTATGTAGATGATTTAGCAAGCCCAGGCAATGTCGATATTTCTGGGATTTGGAATACACTCGACGCTTCTACTAATCCTATTAAAGGCTATGTTAAGCTTACAAAAACAGCGAACACGGCAACGTTTGCAGTGTTTCAGATCAATGATGTTACAGATAACACAGATTGGTTTACTCTTAATGTTACACCCGTAGACTCAGCAGGTACGTTTGTAGATACAGATAGCATTATCGTTTCTGTAGTAGAATCAGGGGCACAAGGAGTCCAAGGTATCCAAGGTGATACAGGTATTCAAGGCGATACGGGTATTCAAGGTCTTATTGGTTTCCAAGGTATTCAAGGAAGGTTTGGTCCTCAAGGTACAACAGGTATTCAAGGTGATCAAGGGATTCAGGGAGATAGAGGCTTCCAAGGTACTCAAGGTCCTATTGGTTTCCAAGGTATTCAGGGAGACCAAGGTCTGCAGGGTATTCAAGGCGGAACTGGTACTCAAGGTGTTCAAGGTCTTTTAGGTCTGCAGGGTATTCAGGGAGACCAAGGTCTGCAGGGTATTCAAGGAGATCAAGGTCTGCAGGGTAACGAAGGATTACAAGGCTCACTCGGTACACAGGGTATCCAAGGTATTGGTGGTAATCACGGCGGATTAACCTTTGAATGGAACTTTAACTCAAGTTTAACTGCGAATACTGATCCAGGAACAAGTAATTTTAAGCTCAACAGTGATGATGTTACAGCAGTTACTAAACTTACAATCGACGATTTGCCTTTAGATAACTATAGTAATACAATTGACGATATTTTTGATTACTTAAATACTAATCAATCTGAGGTTAAAGGTCAAATCTTTATCGAAAGTGAACACGACGATAATGGACCTCCAGGACATCACTTCGTTGTTTACGAATTTACTAATTGGACTTGGGATTCTTCAGGCACTAAACTATGGGGCGAATTTGACGTTAACTACGTAGAGTCTTCAGGTATTTTAGATAACGACTGGAATAACGTAGTATCTGATCATGGATCAAAAGCTGTTATTAACTTTATTCCCGCAGGTGTACGCGGTACGCAAGGTCCTCAAGGTACAACCGGCATACAAGGTGACTTTGGTCCTCAAGGTATTCAAGGCGGATTTGGTCCCCAAGGTACAACCGGCATACAAGGTAACCAAGGTGTTCAAGGCGCAGAAGGTGCTAGAACATTCACAGTAACTGCGTCAGGTACAAGCGATTATCTAATTGACACCGTAGCAGATCCGGTACTTCATCTTATTCGCGGATTTACATATATTTTCGATGTTGATGCAGTAGGGCATCCATTTAATATTAGAGTATCTGATGGCGGTGCTGCATATAATGACGGTGTAACAAATAACGGCGAAGAAGATGGACTAATTTATTTTAGAGTTCCGTATGATGCTCCTGATGCGTTGTATTACCAATGTTCTAACCACGCTGCTATGGGCAACACAATCGTTACTTCTGATCTTGGTCCACAAGGTACTCAAGGATTCCAAGGTGTAACTGGTCTCCAAGGTGACGAGGGTGTACAGGGTTTAACTGGCGCCGGTAACCAAGGTGTACAAGGTTTAATAGGTCTACAAGGCGATGATGGAACACAGGGTGTCCAAGGTTTCCCAGGTCCTATCGGCCCACAAGGTGTCCAAGGTCTGTTAGGTTTCCAAGGCGGAAGCGGTATACAGGGTTCAACTGGTAGCTTTGGTGGAATTACATTTGACTATACATTTAGCACAAATACTGCTGCTACAGATCCAGGTGTTGGTGGTCTTAAAGTTAATAACACATCTTTAAGTTCTGCGTCGCTTCTCTTTATCGATGACAGAGATGATAATTTTACAGATATTCAGCCGTTCTTAAGAACTGTAGATGATTCTACAAGCCCAATTAAAGGGCACTTTAAGATTTCACAAAATGGTGCGCCAGAAACATTTGCCGTATTTACTATTAGCGCAATAACAGAATCTTCTGGGTTCTTTGCAATTGATTGTTCATACGTTAACGGATCAGTCGGCGGGACGTTTGCTGACGCAAGCGACGTTGTTATCACATTCGCAAGAACTGGTGACATTGGTGCAACCGGACCACAAGGTACAACTGGTATACAAGGAGACACGGGTTCTCAAGGTACAGCAGGGTTTGTCGGTGGAACCGGTATTCAAGGTATTCAAGGTTTCCGGGGATTCCAAGGGTTCCAGGGATTCCAAGGTACAGATGGTGTTGGCATTCAAGGCGATGCAGGTATCCAAGGTCCAGCTGGCGAACAAGGTGAAGAAGGTGAGCTTGGCGGAGATGGTCCACAAGGTGTCCAAGGTTCGTTAGGTTTCCAAGGTGCCGATGGTTTCCAAGGTACTCAAGGTTTCCAAGGACCGCAAGGTATTGGTGCTCCCGGTACTCCTGGTTTCCAAGGTGCAGATGGTTTCCAAGGTACACAAGGTCCACAGGCTGCTCAAGGTATTCAAGGTGACACTGGACCAATTGGATTTGGTGCCCAAGGTATTCAAGGTATGCAAGGCTTCCAAGGCGAAGCAGGCTTCCAGGGTGCTGGCGGTTTTCAAGGTGTTTCTGGAGAAGGTAATCAAGGTACACAAGGTGCTAATGGATTCCAAGGTTTCCAAGGTGACAACGGTTTCCAAGGTGCTACTGGTGCTGGTAACCAAGGTACTCAAGGTTTCCAAGGTGCCGCGGGTATTGGCGACGAAGGTTTACAAGGTACACAAGGTCTATTTGGACCACAGGGTACTGAAGGTGCTATAGGTAGTGGCGGTATTCAAGGTATTCAGGGTTCGTTTGGTTTCCAAGGTTCTCAAGGTATCTCAGGTGGAGAAGGTAGTATTGGTCTACAAGGTTTCCAAGGTACTGATGGGGAAGGTATTCAAGGTATCCAGGGTGAGATTGGACAAGGTGTTCAAGGTTTCCAAGGTTACCAAGGGATTCAAGGCGACCTCGGCTTCCAGGGTGCTATTGGTGGAGGTGTTCAAGGTTTCCAAGGTACGGAAGGTTTCCAAGGTGACTTTGGTTTCCAAGGTACACAAGGTGTTCAAGGACCTGGTAACGAAGGCGGTGTTGGTAACCTACAAAACGTGCACGCATCTGGGTTACAAGGCACTGCACTCTTTATTCCAATGTTTGAAGCTGGTGCAGATCAAAGGCCTTTGCTAGCTACTACTGGACCTAACCCAGGCGGAGAAAGTAACTTCTTCTATACATCAGATATTGATGAACTTTCTGTTGAAAACATTAATGCCGGTGGTAACCTTACTGTTGGCGGCAGCATTACAGGCGCATCAATTTCTGGAATAACTTCAGACCTTAACCTGCCAAACGATGTACATATAGGATTTGGTCTAAATCAAGCAACAAAGATTGGATTTGAAAGTGCAACTAACGCGTTCTTAATAGACGTAGACACAACATCAGCTACATCTGTTATTATTGAAAGAAGATCTGACGGATCGGCACTGTTTACCTTTGATAATGCTACAGGAAACTTTACTGCATCTGGCGACGTTACTACAAACTCTGATGAAAGACTCAAAGAAAATGTAGAAACTATTAAAGAGGCACTTGATAAAGTAATGGCTATGAGGGGTGTATCATTCAATATGATCGATAACCCAAATCTAAACAAAATAGGTCTCATTGCACAAGAAGTTGAGAGAATAGTACCTGAAGTTGTTATTGAAGATAATTCTGACGCAAAGATTAAATCTGTTGCATACAGCTCGTTGGTTGGACTATTAATTGAAGCTATTAAAGACCTAAAAGGTCAAGTAGACGAAATTAAACAATAAGTCTAAGCAAATCTCTGATTACAAGTAAGGGGGTCTATGGTACCCCCTTATTTTTTATAAATAGAATAAACGGATAAAGAGATGTAAAAATGGGATCAAAAGCAAATATCTATATTGATCAGGGTACTGATTTTCGCATCACGTTAGAGCTATTTGACGGCGATGACGATGATCTTGTAATAAGCACTTTTAATTTTTATGCCGACTTAAGGAAAATGTATTCCTCAAAAAGAGCGGCAGAATTTACTGTAGAAAAAAACGAAAACGATATAACGCTCGTTTTAGAAGCTGACGTAACAGCTAATCTAAAGCCTGGTAAATATGAATATGATGTTTTAATGAGAAAATCCAGTGGCGAAATGTCTAAGATTGTTGAAGGTCTAGCAATCGTTATTCCTACTATAACGGAGGTATAACTGGTGAGCATTAAAGTTAAAGTAGGCCAATCCAAAAATATAAGGATTGTAGCAGCTGCTGAGAAAAAACCGCTTATTGTACCAGATTCGATTACACTGGGTATTGACACTGTTGGCAAATATGTTGCTCAGATAGATGCCGGTTTAGGTATTATAGTTACACCTGAAAATAATATCGAATCTGCAAATCTTGTAATTTCTCACGCAAATACATCTACAGAAGTATCTTCAAATAACGCGGGTTTAGTGTTTACCGGAAATATTGATATTGATCAGTATGGACATATAACACAATTTATTAACCGAGAATTCTCAAACACTAATTTTGAATATTCTAGTAATACTATAAGCTCTAAAGATTTTTCTCTAGGTTCTACGTCTCTAACATTAGGTGGTTCTACACCTAGAATTGATGGTTTAACATCTATTGAAGCCGGCGGCATAGAATTAGCCAATAGAACAATAACAGCCGATGGTGATATTGTTATTGAACCGGGTACTGATAACGTAGTATCAGTTGGTGATTCTAGGATTGCAAGTGTAGCAGATCCTATTGATGGTAAAGACGCAATCAATAAAGGCTATCTAGAGTTTGAATTAGAACGTGTTGAAACTACTATTAAAGTTTTTGATGATCCTATTCTTCCTACAGACGCTACAAATAAAAGATATGTTGATAACTTAGTTCAGGGATTTGTTGTAAGACCACAAGCTCTTGCAGCTACAACTGAAGATCTTGGTGGTACATTTTTAGAAGGTAACTCTTCTGTAAGAGATACAATCACGATTCCGCCTGTAAACTTTCTTTATATCGATGATGTTACTACCTGGACTGAAGGCGCAAACCTACTTGTTAAAGACCAAGACAACGCTGAAGAAAATGGTTCATACAACGTAAAGCAAGTTGGTAATGCCAACACCGCTTGGATTTTTGAAAGAGCAGATTTTTCAACAGATACCGAGCTTCCAGGTTCTTATGAGTTTGTTACTGACGGTACAGTTAACGGCGGTACTGGTTGGGTAGCTACCGTATTAGACGCAGCTAACTTTAATCTAAACACAGATCCTATTACGTGGGCACAGTTCCAAGGTGAAGGAACATTTACTGCCGGTGTAGGTCTAGATCTTAACGGTACACAATTTAGTGTAGCAGATACACTATTACTCGATACTATTAATCCGGTTGGTGGTAATCTTACTATTTCTGGAGAAGGTGCTATAGAATTGCCGAAAGGCTCTACTGCTAATAGACCGTCAGCCATAACTGGACAAATTAGATTTAACACCGAAGATTCGCAGTTTGAAGGTTACGATGGAGTTGCTTGGGCTGGACTTGGCGGTACAGTTGACGTTGACCAAGATACAAAAATTATAGCAGAAAGTTCACCTGGCGCAGATGACGACCAATTGCAGTTTATTACTGGTGGTTCAGTAGCTGTAACAATAGACTCGAGCAACACTGCTACATTCTTTGGTGATGTTAACATCAGCAGATTAGGCTCTTCATTAAGCCCAAACAATGATGGTGTGTTAACTCTTGGTAGCTTTGGATTAAACTTTGATAAAATCTTTACAAGTAAGATAGGGTCAGACGATGACATTGTTAGAATTGATACTAATGGTGCAATCGTCATGCCAAAAGGTACAACTGTTGAAAGACCGTCTGGTGTAGTTGGCGCTTTACGTTATAACACAGATGATTCTAGATTTGAAGGATACGATGGAACTGCGTGGGCTGGCCTAGCTGGTTCTGTAGTAGACCTTGACAGAAATACTTATATTATTGCCGAGACTGCTGCTGGTGATGACAACAACGACTTAGATTTCTATACCGCAAATACACATAGAATGCAAATTGACCAAGACGGTAATATGAACTTTGGTCAAAACCTTGATAAGATTATATTTAATTATAACACATCTGAGTTAACTGTCAACAGTAAAATTGGTGCAGCCGGAGATCTTTTCTTAGATCCAGTAGGTTCTATTAATGCTGCTAATAATGTAATTACTGGTCTCGCTGATCCTGTTAATCTTTCAGACGCTGTTACACTTAATTATCTTGGCGGTTCATTCTCATCTAAATTACAAATTGAAGATGGCGCTAATACATTCTTAACGGAAATAGACTTATTACAAGATCCAAAATTAAAAATTGGTCGAGGTCTTGAGTTACAAAATATCGATTCTGCTAACAACGAATTAGAAATTGGATTAGATGTTACTGGTGTTACGCCAGGGATGTATGGCAATGACGGTTTTATCCCTCGTATTAGAATTACTGATGACGGCCGCGTTGATTTTGCAACAGACATTAATGTTGAATTGCAAGCTAATGCTATTCCTGACTTTACAGAAACATCTCGTGATATTATCGCACTTATGTTTACTGACGGTAATGCTAATAACGAAGGTATCACTGCGGTAAATGACGACCTAAACGATGTAATGAACTTAAAGGCAGATAACTTTACAATCTCGCTATCTGGGGATATGTTTGGTCAAGCTGAAGTAACAAGACTTTCTGATACAGAAATTAGCGCTACTATTACTGCAGATTATGTTTCAGAAATTGCACCCGCTGGTGTAAACTCTGGTGTTATTATTACACAACCAAGCGGCCCTGCTGCTAATGTTGCAATTGAATTAGATTATAATCGTCTTGACACATTATATGCTTCAACTGCAGGGTCTACATTTACCGGTAATGTGTTTGCACCAAGATATTTTGATACAGACAACAATAACTATTACGGCGACTTTGCGGGTGAGTCAAGAATCAATAGTTTAAGAGTCGGTTTTGGATTATCTACATCTCAAATAGGTTTTGCTGATGGTGTTGGAAGTCAATCTATACTTTATGCAGGTCAAGGTAAAATCGGTTTCCTTGATAATACATTTAACTATGCTGCATACTCAGAAAGATCAACTGGTAATTGGATTGTACAAAACGGTGATGTTAGGGCTGAAAGATTTGTTGACGTAGATGCCACGGGATACTATATACATCCTGGAAGCTCATCTAATCTAAATACACTAGTTGTTGATACGTCATTTAAGGCAGGACAAGTAGACATTGCTGGTAGAACCATTTCATCTTCAACAGGTTCCGGTTTTGATCTTAAGCTTGATTCTGATACAGATCTTATCGACGTTTCAAGCAATAGAATTAAAAATCTTGCAAATCCGGTAGATACTCAAGACGCTGTAACTAAATCATATGTTGATTCTGCGGCACAAGGCTTAAGAGTTATCCCAGCTGCATTGGCTGCAACAACTGCAGATCTTGGTGCAACGTATAATAACGGGGACGGTACTCTTACCGCAAATTCTAACGGTGCATTTACAGTAGATGGTGTTAATACATGGTCTATAGGAAATAGAGTACTTGTTAAAGATCAGACAAACCTAGAAGAAAATGGCTCATATGAAGTTACTACTGTAGGTGATGGCTCAACTGCTTGGGTTCTTACCCGCGGTGAGTACTTTAACGAGTCTGCAGAAATTCCTGGTGCGTTCCAATTTGTAACAGACGGTACAATAAACGCTAGCACAGGTTATGTTGCAACCGTAGCTGATGCAGAAACATTCGTAATCGGTACTGATGATGTTACATTCTATCAATTCTCTGGAGCTGGTACATATACNGCCGGNNACCAATTAACGTTAAACGGTAATGAGTTCTCAGTTACAAATCCCCAGATTACTCTTATTGGAGAAGCTGGTGCTAACACAGATATACTATTAGGTGGAACTTTAGAAATTGAAGGAACAGATGGTGTAAATACAACTATCTCTTCTGGTAAAGTATCCATCGCTGTTGATGAAATAGACGGTGGAACGTTCTAATTTATTAGAACAGACTAATTATTATTAATAAGCTATATAGCTATTATAACACGGAGGCATATATATGTCAACTATTAAACTCCGCCGAAGTGCGATTCCTGGGCGTATACCTAATACTTCTCAGTTAGAGTTAGGCGAATTGGCTATTAACACAGCCGATGGTAAAATCTACTTTAAACAATATGATCCGGCCGCGAACACCGAATCTATTATTGATATATCTTCAAACCTAGATGCTGCAGCGATTCTTGCAGAGCTATTAACAGTTGACGGAGCTGGCACCGGCCTTGACTCTGACCTGTTAGATGGACAAGAAGGTAGCTATTATTTAGACTACAATAATTTTACTAATGTACCTCCAGCTACTTTGGACTTTACTTTAGAAGGTAAGGTAACGGGCACCGCATTTTCTAACACTGGCATAATGACAGTTCAAACCGAACTTGCGAATACGGCAGTGACTGCTGGTTCATACGGTTCTGCTTCTCAAATTCCGACATTTACTGTTGACGAAGATGGTAGATTAACGGCAGCAGCTAATGTCGCAGTTGCTGGAGTTAACTCAACAGCTTTTACAACGGCAAATAATACTTTAACTATCGGTACTGCTGATGGCGGATTCTTCCATACAGTTATAGAAGATTTTAACGACATTAGTGCAAACAACATTGTTGTTAATGGACTTGTAGATGGCCGTGATATTGCAGCCGATGGCGCAAAGCTAGATACATTAGAAGATGGTTTAGATCTTACATTAACTGGTAAAGTTACTGGTACTGCTGTATCAAATACTGGCGTAATGACGCTTACTACTGAACTTGCAAATACTGGCGTAACTGCTGGAGTTTATGGTTCATCTACTCAAATTCCAG